GTTGTAAATTTACTGCTGCTTCAAAAACATCGTCCTCTAATGTTATAGTATATGTCTCACTTTCAGATATCCCTGTAACCACAAAATCTAATGTTGGATGTGTTTGTATAGTTCTAGTACATTCAGCAGGAGTGATTGTTTGATGTAACAGTCCTAGGCTATTGTAAATAAGTACATTCCCAGTACCACGGATACGAGCCGAACCCATATAGTGGATATTATCATCAAAATTAATTCGTATATTCATTGTGGTTAAGTCATCAAAATCATATGTGGATGACATACTCCCGTATATAAATTCATAATGTTCTGTTTCACCGACTACATCACCTACACTTGAATTTGAACTAATAACAATAGGCAAGGTATCAGGAACTATTAGTGTTCTTGGCATATTAGAACTATCTAAAGTAGTTTCAAATTCCAATGAATCAGTTGTATTAGTAACGTGCATTACCCAACCTGTTTGTGCATTTGCGGTATTGCTTTCTATAACGATTTGATCATCATCATAAACCATATGAGTAGTGCCATATCCACCATTGATATATTCCACTGATGCATCGGTATCAATTACTGAACGACCTCTGTGCGTCACACTTACATTAGACGGATCAAACATTACCCCCGTTGTGACATCAATAGCCGAAGCACCTGTCCAAGCCGGTCTTGCAACAGTTGTCAATGCTAGACTTGGAAAAGCGACAACTCCCGTTGTTTCCACTAATCCAGCAGGTAGTTCAATTGTATAATCAACCCCCTCATTGAATAATCCCTCATCTATATCTACTATTAATTTACTCATTTTATTCCTCGATTGTCACGGATGGGTCAGTCACATCAAATGTTTGGACTATATTATTTTGGTCATCTCTTACCGTGACAACCCCACTACCTTTTTGTATAGGTCTATCAAATTCCATTTCAATTGTATCTAATACACCATCATTCTGTCCTGATTCCATAATAGAAGGACCATCATCTGTCAAAAACCTTATCCCATTCACATCTGTTAAGCCACTAAATGGTGTTCCTTGTTGTGAACCACCACCATCATCTAATACTGCACTGAAATCAATTAATATATAATATTCAGTATTATAATCCAAATAATAGGTTAAATCCAACACGACAGAACTATTTGTTTCACTTATAATCCTATCTGTTTGGTTATTATTAAATGTAGTTGTAGTATTAAATGATTGAATTAATGACCCAGAACCGTTATATAATTTAAAATTACCTACGGATGACTCACTTATATTTTTATTGAATAAAATTTCGATTGATTCTTCAATAACCACACCAGTCGTATATTCATTAACATCAAATGTTTCTATTGTTTGTGCTGCATTTGATGCCCCAATAGACACCCTGTATTGCATCACTGATAATTTCACATCACTAAGATATGCGAATGATGTTGAATACAATGGACTTTGTATGCCATCCATAGGTGTATCTACAGGTACACCTTGTTGTGTTCCACAAAAATCAAAATATGTATCAGTAGATGTCCAATCAGGATTAGTTAAAAAACCGAATGGGAACGTAAGTGTATATGACGTATTTAGTTGGATTACAGAATCATCTAAATCAGTTAGAGTTACTACTTGACCATCATTTGATACAGGACTTAATGTTTGCACAACAGCACCTGATGGGTCTTTTACTAATACATTACCTGTGACTATTATTTCTGGTTTTGGTGAGGATGCATAAGTTAATGTTGGGGTAACTCCTGCCTCTAACTCATTAATATCATTGCCTGGAACATCAACTGTAAATGTATCATACCCGATATAATCAGTAGTCGTCTCGGTGTTATATGTTGGCAGACCTCCATTTAAAACTATAATATTGCCATTCAATACATCTACCACATCGTCACCACTTAATTCAAATCTATGATTTTCAAATTCCGATGTTGTGAATGTCCAACTTGGGGTTGATATTCCCGTTGATAAGTGTGTTGTTAACCCATTACAGGTAGTACAGGCAGTTGCTATAATACCATCATCAATTAAAATATAATAATCGGTTGATAAGGTTCTATCAGCGAACGGTATTTCTAAAATTTTATTATGTAGAATACAGTCACTTGCTAATATTGATTGTTCTAACGTCCCATCACTTCTATATAATTTTATATTTCCTGCTAATAATGTGAATGTCGTTGTACTATATGCTGCTGATGGAGGTGTGAATCTTACAAAATAACTACCTGTATATGGTGCTTCGTTATCTCGTGATATACTTATATTCGGGGCAGCAGCAATGAATGACATATAGCATTGGTATAAGCAACTCTCATCATCGTGTGTAGCACCAGCATCATAATTTAATGCAGTAGGGTCAATACACCCATATATTGGGTCTGGTAATTGTCCATCGGGGTCAATTGCGCCAGGAACCCAATTTACTCCATCCCAATACAACACATCATTGGATACAGGTGCAACGGTTGTTGTGTCTACATCACTTAATTCAGTTATCAGTTGTGGTGGTGCAGGTGGTGCAGGTGGGTCTGGTAATTCTGCTGACACCCCATCAATAAACCCTTGGTCATTGATTAAACTCTCTTTTATTTGTTCATCCATTGGTGTTGCTGGATTGCGACTTGGGAAGAAGTCATCTAATATCGCATCAACTAGACTTGTATTGGGATCGCCATCAAATAAGACATCTAAGTTATTTAATAATGTCATAATCCCCAAACTCATTAGTTGTCCACCAATGGATACCCCATCAGGTATATTGTCTGGTTCTTGAACAGGAACATATGCAATCAACCCACTTGGATCACTAAATGGACCAGAAGTGATATTGTTCATACCCCTTACTTTTACATATAGATCACCTTGGTTTAATTGACCATATTGATAACTAACTGCTTGATTTTCAGTATAAGTACTACCATCTGTATTGCTTTGCGTACCTACTTTGACATATGTTCTATCATAATCATTGGGTACTGAGGTATCATGAGTTACCCAAAATTCCATTTCATCAACAATACCACTTGGAACTACACTCCCCATTAATATATGAGGGTTTGATCCGGTGTCATTATTGGTTACTGTTGGTGTATTAGGCTTACCTATACTACCAATGCTTAATAGTCCATCATCGGTCTCAATTTCATATTCAGCAATATCATATGTATATACATCAGCATCATATTCAATACACTTAAAGTCTAATACTATAGTATTATTGGTTTCTACTTCTTTGACATTAACTACTCGAAATACTTTATTTGTGTAATTGAATGCAGGGGAAGTCACATCAATCAAATCACCTGCTTTTACATTCAGGTAACTGTAATCTGATTTGAAACTAATAATCTTATCAATTCTGGATTGTTTTAACTCAATCAAGCCAACTTTTAATGCTGTGCTTTGTTTATTAGTAAAAGGTAATACGATCTGTACAGTATTGTTCGGTTCATTGGCAAATAAATCACCTGATGGAATATCAATCCTTACAAAATCTGCCTTATCTAATATATCTGTGTTCTGATACTTAACTTCTGCACTATTATATAGACCAGTTAAAGATGACCCACTCACGGATATTTCACCAATGATATTACTATCCGTGAATGAGGCTGTAGATGCACCACTCTCATTGATTATAACGACCCACCTACCTTGATGTATGTCATAACTCAACCACGAACTACACGCCTTTGTCATCGCTTCTATATTCGTCAATACATTAGTAGTAGTGGATACCAAACCATTTATTCTTGTCTGTCCTACTTGCTGACTGCCACTTGCATCTGTGTATGTAAATCCATTCAATACATTGGCGTTAAGTTCTACTAACCCACTTATGTCACCTGTATCTATACCAGCACCATAACTTGTATTAGTCATGTAATCATTTAACACATCGCCTGGCATATCTAAACTATTTGATATATGGAATATACATTGTGGTAATCCAGTGACATTCTTAGCACGATTGTAATTCACTTCTACAATTGCATATAATAGGTTTGTCATTGGGTGATTAGTCCAATGAGTTAATAATGTTTCAGGGGATGGACCACCATTTAATGCAGTCCCCTCTTTATACAAATAGACTTTTATTAGGTCTTCTGCACTTGGGTCTTGATTGCCACTACTATCAATGGTATGGTCTAATGTAAATCCATCTGCTTTGAATACAACTCTGTTATTATTAAAATACACATCGTTAAATGTATAGGTAGATGGGGTTGCATCAAGTGTATTGCCTGTTAATTCAGACAATGCGAGGCAGTATCGCATTTGTTTGTAATCAGGACTCAATGAAGCATCAGTTATATTCCCACTAAAATAAGCATCTCCATATAACACAGGTATCTTATTTTCAGTACTTGGATTAAGTTGTAATCTCACACCCTCATCAATCGCTTCGGTAGATGTGGTGTCATTCACATTATCACTCAATAACCTAGATGTGTAGCCTAATATGGCTGTTTTTGCTAAGTTAGCACCAAGACTATTACCACCCAACCATTTGAATGCATTACTAAAAAAACTCACCCTGGTACTCCAAAGTTATAATTTGAACTAGATAAGGTTTGTACTCTATTCATACTACCTTCATCGGGAAAGTCAACTGGGTTGGTTCTTCTGCCACCTACTTTCTTTGCAAGGACTTCTACTATGCTATTACAAGTAATGGTAATGGTATTGGTTGCTGATTGAGATACCACATCCACATCATCTGTGATACCATAATTGGTTACTATTCCTTTGAAATTTAATATTGGGTTCTCTGGGAGGGGGAGTAATGCATGTGAAGATGGGTCGAACAACCCCCGATATACTTCTAATGATGATCCTTTGATCTCATTATCGAGTATATCACTCACGTTTGCTGTTGGTATACCTGATAGTGATATACTCAATTGTGATTTACTTGCCTTTAATTCAGAGGTAGTGCCACTCATATTAAGTAGACTCCCAATAGATACATAGGTATCGCCACCGAATGTAATTGGGATATTATAATCACTCAGTAATGCGGTTTCAAAATTTGGAATAACCCATTTGATGAAGACTGCTGATTCAACACCTGAATATGAACTTAAATCAATCATACTAAGTTCTCATTGAATACAAACGAACCACTCCAACTAACTTGATTTCGTTGGAATATAGTCCATTGTGGCATTGTAGTACAAATAACATCCCAAGTTTGTCCTGGTGTTAACATACCATTATGTATCCAATCCGTATAACCTGTGTTTGTAAATGCAACTGTTTCCACAGTGAATTTATTAGCATTCTCAATTAGTTGTATGTTTGAAGCAATTGCCTCCCATGGCATACCATCGGGTAATTGGATTGTGAATGTGGTACCTGCACTTCCTCTTGAGGTAGCCCTTACCGTTCCATTTCTTGAAATTGTTTGTCCTACTATCTCTCTATTACTAACTGATATTTTTTCAGCGTTATCAAATATCCATTGAAAACTCATAATTTAATCTCCTTATCCATATGATGGCAATGTACTTCTGCCCTGTTCTGTTACTGCATATAAAAATGCAGGGTCTCTTGCAATTAATGATTGGAATGATGGTGCATCTACAGCATTGATGTTATATGTAACGCTTGCATTACCTGCTTTGCTTACATTTGCTGGTCCTTGTACTAATTCAGGTCCAGCCTCACCTACTACTCCATATCTACCAGATGGAATAATGCCACCACCGGCAAACCATCCAGCAAATAACCCATTATCCCCTTGGTTAGACACACCACCCATTATATTAGCCGCTAATTTCTTGCTTTGTATCCTTAATAGGTCATCAATAACTGATTGGGCAAATGATTTGAAGTTCATTTTACCTGTTTTAGCAAAGTTAAATATAGCATCTTCCATTGATTGTGCTACTGAATTAAATATTGTCTTGGCTTCATTAGCCGCATCAAATGCAGCATTTTTGTATTCATTGAATGCTTCCTTCCACCCCTCTGCAAATGTTTGTGCTTCCCCTTTGTTATCGTTGATGAACTTCTGATGTTCTTCATTGAGGTTAGCCATTGCCGTTTGAAACTCTTTTTGTGTGATCATACCTTCTGTCAAAGCATATTTAAGTTGTATTAATTGTATCGTGTGATTCCGTGTGGCAGTTTTAAGCGGTAAGAACTTGTCTGTTGTTGCTTTAACAGAACTTTCATATTCTCGTACTGCTTTTTCTGCTTTTTCAAACTCATTGTATCCTGCGGCTAACGCACCTTTGGTTAATACACCATTCTCACCCACTGCTTCCTTGCTTGAAGTTGTTAAATCATCGGTGGAAGTCGTTAAATCATCGGTGGCATTCGCTAACTCTTTAATCTTAGCCCTTAATGCATCAAACATAGCAGGATCATAGAAGTCTGCATTACTCCATTTTGGCAAGTCAACAGCAGTTTTTAATTCACTTTCTAGTTCTAATAAACGCTTGGATTTTTCACCAAAGGGTGCATATGATGTACCTCTTCTCAGTCGTCCATATTCATTCATTATCTCATCTTCGACGTCTGATTTTATCCGCACCCCTGAACCAGGTACTTTACTCATTATTGTCAACACGCCATTCATCATTGCAGTTAGTGTACTACCAATAGCATTAATGCTTACTTGCATTGCGTTAGTTGCTGTATCCACTGCATCCACAATTGATGTTGCAATAGATGATGCCCATCCTTTCCACCCACCTTTTGCAGTTGCTGCATCTTTGCCCATCTGAATAAACTTCTCTGATAATTCTTCGATTGCTGGACTTAATAAAGCGACCACATTATCTAATAATGCCTTCCCCATCACATACAAGTCACTCAATGCATCATTGGCTTTTTCAACTCCACTAGCCGCAGCATTAGTCATTATTAGCCCCAATGATTCGGCTTCTAATCCCATTTCCTTGATTTTAGCCGATCCCAATTCAAACATATTAATTAACTTAACACCTTCTGTGTCAACACCAGCCATGGTATATGATAATTGTAGGTTTTTATCACCGACATTCGCAATTGCATCCCCATATTCACGCCATAATTGTAATGTGGATTTAGTGTTACCTTCTTGGTCGGTTAATGATATATTAAGTGATTTAAATACATCTTTTAAAACCCCAGTCTCTTGCTTAACTTCACCTACCCTCCGAGTAAATCGTTGGTAAGCCGTGTTTAATTTTTCCGTTGACACTCCTGATTTATCTGCTACATATTGTAATTTTTGCAATTGGTTTACAGTAAGACCTAGCATATCTGCTGTCTTTTTAAGGGCATCGGTTGATTTAAGGGATGATTTAATTAATGCACCCAAACCAACTGCACCAGCGACAGATATTAAGCCAGTTTTAAGTGATAATACGCCTTTTGCTATTCCTCCTAACGCTTTTCCAGTGGCTTTTGCCGCTTTAGATGTTTTCTTTAATGATGTTTGTACTCGTCGAAGTGATGTTACTGCATCTCTTACATTTACATTTACATCATATGTTAAATCTGCCATTGGTTATTTCCTCATTATATTCTTCACTAACTTATGGATATATTTAGTGGTCGGTTTTGACATTCCAGAAGGTGCTTGCTTACTCCATCCTGTATCCAAATATGATGCGTATTTATAAGCGGCTTTGATTTTCTTCCCTTGTAACCTAGTTCTGCGCCGTGCATTCCCAGTATCTATCGGAGTACCCTTCTTCCAGAAGGCATAGGCCTTGGGGGCTATCTCATTTGATAATTTTTTGGTTATCTTATCTAAATGACGGGTGATTTTATCAGTTACTTTCATTGTTTACCTTTACCATTGCATCTTCTAATGTATTTATATCAAATGAGGTAGCACTAGTATTGTTGGATTGGATAAACCGTTCATAGGCCATTGCCACATCCATACAATACAGATCCGTTGTGGTTGCAGTGGCTAATATTTCAGATGGGAGTTTATGATACCTAGAGGCCATTGCATCTATCATTATTACATGTGTTAATTCCACCGAGTTAGGGTGTACCTCGGAATTGGTTACTTTCCCAGGCGTTCAACTAGTGCATTTACAACCGCCATTAATGCTTTTTGTGGTAATGTTTTTTTATTAACTAATATGTGTTTGCCTTTCTCATCAAGGATCATATCTTTGACTGCGTCGAATACAGTCGCAAGATTGTTTTCATCAACGGATGCTAACTTAACAAAGACATTCATTGGTTGTCTATCCCAAGTCCAAAACACCAATGGTTCTCCGTACTCGGCAACGATTTCTTCTGTATCTAGTGATACTTCTACTAATTTTGGTTCACCTGCTAATTCACTTAATTTCATCTGTTAATCCTTATCCTTAATATGGTGAATAATCGCTAATATGAATTTCATACGACTATTCGCTTTTGTTAAATCATCTTCTGCATGTTTTAATTCAGAAAGTGATTTTGCTACTTCTGCCTCCATAGACAATAGTAGTTCCTCTTTTGTTAAATCTTCAAATCTCATAATATTAAACCCCCCAAATGGGGGCATAAATTAGGCTACTGTACCTTGGGTGAAATTACCCGATACATCAATGGTAATAGGCGACACCCATACTGGGGCATCAGGGTTTACCGTTGGACTGAGTCCTGTGATATAACCTGATGCCTCAACATATTTGCTACCGGAGTCTGTGCCTTGCCAATAAACACGAATATCAACTTCGGTTTTATTGTTTGATAGGGAAAACACCCCATCAGCATCAGCCCCTGTTCCGACACCTGTTCCGTAGAATGTGTCGGGATCTAATACCATGTTGAAAGTCACTTGGTT